GCTTGTGCAAGATGCCATGAGTTACAAGAGTTAAATCTTGTGATAGACTCTGGTTTAAAAAGAAAAACTAAATATGGGAAAGATGCAATCGTATGGAAAATAAAATAAATAGAAAAAGAGTTTTAACTGTAATTTCATTGGGTGCTGGAGTTCAAAGTTCTACAATGGCATTAATGACTAGAACAGGAGATTTACCTATTCCTGATTGTGGAATTTTTGCTGATACAGGTTATGAAAGTAAATCTTGTTATGCTTATTTAGAATTTTTAAAAAAAGTTTTACCTTTTCCTGTCTATGTAGTTAAATTTGGAAATATTAAAGAAGATATGTTGAAAGCAAGAGGAACTACTGATTTTGTAGTAGCACCTTTTTATACTCAAGAAACTATTACAGGAAAAAAAGGAATGATTCTACGACAATGCACAAATCAGTACAAAATTCAGCCGATCAAACAAAAAATCAGAGAACTTTGTGGAATTAAAAAAGGTAAGCATTTTCCAAAAGATAAATATGTTGAACAATGGATAGGAATTTCAAAAGATGAAATTGGAAGAATGAAACCAGCTAGAGACCCTTATATTAAAAATAGACACCCTTTAATCGAAGCTAATATGTCAAGACAGGATTGTATTAATTGGTTAAAAAAAAATGAATTTCCATTACCTGAAAAATCAGCTTGTATTTGTTGTCCATTCCATGATGATAAGTATTGGGATTTTATGAAAAAAGAAAGACCAAGTGAATTTGCTGATGCTGTTGAATTTGATAAACAAATTAGAACAATTAGCAGAAATAAAAATATTAAAAATTATACTCATAAATCATGTAAGCCTCTAGACGAAGTTGAATTTAGTAAAGAGGACAATCAACTTGATATGTTTGAAAATGCGTGTGAGGGTCTTTGTGGAGTTTAGATGGGAAAGAAAAAACAAGCAAACAAATTAGAAAAAGAACACTTATCTAAAGTCGCTAGTTTAGGTTGTTTGATTTGTCAGCAACCAGCTATCTGTCATCACATAAGAAATCTTGGAGATGGTAAAGGGAACATTGGATTTTCCAAAAGGTCTAGTCATTTTCATGTAATTCCATTGTGTCCATCTCATCACGTTGGAAGTTTTAGTATTCATAATACCAAAAGACAATTTGAGGCTATGTATGGAACTGAGAAAGAACTATTACACAGAACACTAAATGAGATTAAACAATTAGATGAGTCTAATAATTTATTTAACTTTTACGCAACAGAGGAGAAATAATGGCAGAAATGAGAGAAGAACACTTTGAAGTAATTTCAAGAAATAGAGCAAGAGCCTATGAGAAACAAAAAAAGACAATAAACATAATTAGAACACTTTTAAATAGATATTCAAAAAAACAATTAATACAAATGATAGAAAAGGAGAGTAGAAATGGCTAAACGATCAGGTTATTTTTTAGTTTATAGAGATATTTGGCGAAACCCAGTATTTAAAAACTTATTACAAGCTAGTTGTTGGATATATTTTATAAGTTCAGCATCACACAAAGAAAGAACATTAAGATTTTTAGATAATGAAATATTTGTTCGTAGAGGAGAAATGATTATGCCTTTGAGAGTTACGGCTAAAAGATTTGGTATGACATACTCTGAAATGAGAGCCTATATACTACGGCTTGTGCGAAGAAAAATGATCACTACTAGAACAGCCCAGTTACGACCCAGTAGCGACCACAAGAACAGAAAAGTAACTCTAATAAGCCTTGTAAATTACGATAAATATCAGTATGTGGACTCGGAACAACCACTTACGACCCACTTACAGCAAGAAGTACTAATTAATTATAACAATACACAAGAAACAAATAGTATTATCAAAAAGTCTAGCAAGGATGATATTATCTATACAGGAGATAGTTATGGTAATTACAAGAAGATATTGAAAAACGGCAAGGTTTATTATAAACACGCATTTGACGATACTAAACCACTTTTAGAAAATATATGATAACTACATCTGCTATGATCTCGGAATTATATACCAAGAAAATTATTGGTAAAAAAAGACCGAAAAAAATCAATGTAAATAAATCTGTTCAGAAAGCTGTTAAAAAATATCGTTTTAAAAAATGAAGTCTATATTGCGAATCTTTAAGTATGCTAGAAAACGCATAATAGCACTTAGTATTGAAAACCAAGTATTAAAAACACAGTTAGAATATTATCGTGCTATAATAGAATCTGATAATTATAACAAACATTAAATGGCTATAAAAAAACCACAATTTGAACATATTTTATATGGCAGAAGTAAAATCAAAGTTATCTTTGAGCCACTTAAAAGTTTAGATGGTTATTTTGAAACTAATCAAAAATTAATCGTATTGGATAGCCGAATAAAAGGTAAGAGACTATTTAACACAATAATTCACGAGATATTTCATGTTATTGCATATTACTCTAAACTAAAATTTAAAAATATGAGTGAAGAACAAATGGCTATTAAAGTTGGTAATGGCTATACAACTATATTTAAACAAAATCCTAAACTGTGGAAATATCTTACAAAACTGTTAAAATAAAATGATTATGAAATCCGACAAAAATAAGGCAGAAATAGGTAAGCAAATAGGAAGACCTATTAAAGAGGTAGATGAAGATATTATCGCTAATTTAAGTCAAATTGGATGCACACAGGAAGAAATCGGCTCGATTGTCGGAATATCTGCAAGAACATTACAAAGACGATATGCCGAATTATTAGAAGAAAACAAGAACAAAGGAAAAGCTAGTTTAAGAAAGAAGATGTGGGAGAAAGCCATGAAGGGAGACCCTAAGTTACAAATCTGGCTCTCAAAACAATATCTAGGCATGAAAGATAGAACTGTTACTGAAAACATTGTAGAACCTTTACCATTAATCATAGAAGCTAAAGCAGAAGAAGTAGATGGCTAAACAAAAATTCACGCACTTCATACCAAGAGATAAACCACCAAAAAGACCTCGTAGGCACAAGAAGCGATTAAATAAATCAGAAAAAAGGGATTTAAAAAAATATAATCGTCAGGGGAGATGACATTTAGATATAAAAATAAAACAGGTAAATCAACACCTAATGATGATGTGATGACAAAAGAATCATCAGCTAAATTTATAATTGATTATTTTAAACCTGATGGATTTATATTAGAGCCATGCAGAGGAACTGGTATTTTTTATAATCTATTTAAAGGAAAAAAAGATTGGTGCGAAATTAAAGAAAATAAAGATTTTTTAACTTATGACAAAAAAGTTGATTGGATAATTACTAATCCACCATTTAGTATATTTGATGAATTTCTTTTAAAGTCATTTGAAATAGCAGATAATATTGTTTTCTTTTGTCCATTAATAAAAGCATTTAAGGGTAAAAAATTAGATCAAAAAATTCAAGAATATGGAGATATTAAAGAAATATTACACATGGGAACTGGTGGACAACATGGATTCCCATTCGGATTTTCAGTTGGTTGCATTTATTACAAAAGAAATTATAAAGGAAATATAACATATACAAGGAGATACTAATGTCAGAAATAATCGGAGAGAATACATTTCTAAAACTAAGACAGCAAAAAGAACAGATGAAAGCTGAGTTAGAACAAGTTAAAATTCAAAGAGATATAGCTTTAAGAAAACAAAAGAAACTTGAAGATGCTGTTAAAGAACTTAGAAAAATTATCGAGCAAAGATAAGATAACTTTAAAGTTAGATAAACTTGCTAATCTTTATAATAAAACCAAAAACGATAAGTATAAGTTAGAATGGAATAAGATAATTAATTTATACTTCTATAAGAAAAAAAGTTCTAATATGTAGCATAATATGATATTTATGCCACATGGCTAAAGGTATTTATAAAGGACGATCTGTTAAACTTAACAAACCCATGCGTGGAGATGTTAAGAAATTCAAAGTATTTGTTAAAAACAGAAAAACAGGTAGAGTTCAAAAGGTTAATTTTGGCTCTAAAGAATTATCTATTAAGAAAAATATACCGGCTAGAAAGAGAAGTTTCATGGCTAGATTCCGTCCAATCTTAAATAAAGCTAAAAGATCAGGCAAACAATTAAACACAACACCGGTATATTGGGCAGTTAAATCTTGGCAAAAGGGATTCAAAGTATGATTGATAGATGGCTTTATACATTCTTTGGCTGGATAGACTCATGGTTTGATTGGGTAGATAAACAATTTGTTAAACCTACTAAAAAGAAAAAAAAATGAGAGATACTAAAACATTAGAGCAATACAGTAAAAACGCACAAAAGAAATTAAAAGAAATGAATTTATTTAAGTCTTTAAAGAAAGAAGTTGAAACAGGTGCTAATGGCACTCAAAAATATGTAATTAAAAAAGGTATAAACAAAGGTCGTGTCGCAGAATGAAAATATCAGAAAATACTTCGGTATCTTTACCAATAAGAAATTTACTTGCGATTGTAGGTGCAGTAGCAATAGGTGTATGGGCTTATTTTGGTATTATTGAAAGAATAACATTATTAGAAACTGCTGATAAACTCCAAGAACAAGATTTACTAGAAGCATCTGCACAAAAGCCTATAGACCAAGAACAGTTTATGTTGCTAGAACACATGGCTGAACAATTAGAGAAATTGACTGAAAGAGTTGATGATATGATGAATAACAAAGTCAATATCAATAGACTACAAATGGATGTAGAACGATTAAGAATAGATACAGAGAAATTAAAAGATTCTGTCAGAGCAAACATAGGTAAATTAAATGGGAATCACTAGCTTAGTATTTGCACTATGTTTATTTATTAATGGCGAATTAGTCGAGCATAGAATACAAGATAGCTTATCTACTTGTCTTAAAATGAAACGAGAAGCAACACGAAATATGGATATGAAGAATAAACAGTTTATGTGTGGAGAAGTAGAAGCTGAATTAGAAGAAAATATTGATGGAAGTAAAACAATTAAGAGAATAGTAACTAACAAATAATTTATGAGTTTAACAATGTACGATTTATTTTATATCTATTTAGTGAGGATTTGTTATAAAATTATCTGGTGGGCTACAGGCAAAAAATCTAAAAGAAAGAATAAATGAAATTTATACTTGCATTTACCATTTGTTCAGCAATTACTGGTTACTGCAATAATACAATGACACTACCTACTAAATTTGATTCATGGTCAGAATGTGTAGGTGCTGGTGGAAAGTTAATACAATCTTTTTCAGTTGATATGAAAGATACGATTGAAGAACGAAAATTATATATGAATTATTTTTGTAATGAAAATCACACTAACAAAACCCCAACTTAAAGTTAGTTCATCATCAGCAAGATTTAGAGTTCTTATTTCAGGTCGTAGATTTGGTAAGACTTATTTAGCTGTTACTGAGATGATGAAATATGCTAGTCAGCCGAATAAAAGAATTTGGTATGTAGCACCTACATTTAAAATGGCTAAAGACATCTGTTGGTCAGCATTAAAAGAAATGTTGAATATGTTTAATTGGATAGAGGATATTAACGAAACCACTATGACAATTACAATTAGACAATCTAATAGTACAATCTCACTAAAGGGTGCTGATAACTATGATTCACTTCGAGGTACAGGATTAGACTTTTTAATCTTAGACGAATTTGCAGATATAGATAAACGAACATGGTTTGAAGTATTAAGAGCATCTATTGCAGATAGATTAGGTCATGTTCTTATGTGTGGTACACCTAAAGGCTATGGTAACTGGTCTTATGAAATGTATCTTAAAGGAAAACAAGACCATGATTGGGAGTCATTTCAATTTACAACTATACAAGGTGGTATGGTCGCTAAAAGCGAAGTTGAACAAGCTAAGCAAGACTTAGACCAAAGAACATTTAGACAAGAATTTGAGGGTACATTTGAAAACTATGCTGGAAGTATTTATTACAATTTCCATCCGGTAGAATCTGTTGTTCAAAGAGAAATAGATTGGACAAAACCTTTACATATTGGAATGGACTTCAATGTCTCGCCAATGTCAGCTTGTGTTGCACAAATAGAAAAAGAAAAGATTTATATTGTAGATGAAGTAGTTATTTATGGGTCTAATACTGATGAAATGTGTGATGAACTTAAAGATAGATATGGAACTAGAATGAAAATATTTATCTATCCTGACCCAGCATCAAGACAAAGAAAAACATCTGCTGGTGGTAGAACTGACTTATCTATTTTGCAAAATGCTGGATTTGAAGTTAAGGTTAAGCATAGACACCCAGCAGTAAGAGATCGTATCAATGCTGTGAACTCAAAATTAAAAGACTCTAACGGCAAAAGATATATTTTTGTTTCCAATTCGTGTAAAATTGTTATAAAAGGACTTACTAGGCAAACTTATAAGGAAGATACCAATATTCCGAATAAGGAAGACGGATTTGACCATATGAATGACGCACTAGGTTATATGATTGATTACATAAAACCTTTGGTCACTCAGATGCCAAGTTCAAAACCTATAAGATGGACAATGAAATAATATGGCATATTCACGAGACGAAATTTTAGATACTCATAAAGATTACGAACAAAACTATGCTCATTGGGAGTTCTATATTCGTTCTTATAATGGTGGACACGATTACCAAGTAGGTCAATATTTAAACAGATATAATTTAGAACTAGATAACGAATTTCATCAAAGACTTAATAACACTCCATTAGATAATCATTGTAAGAATATCGTAGAGATTTATTCATCATATTTATTTAGAGTTAAAGCTAGTAGAGATTTTGGCGAACTAGAAAATGAACCTACTTTAGAACGATTCTTAAAAGACGCAGATTTAGACGGAAACAATTTTAATACTGTAATGAAACAGGCTCAAAACTATTCATCAATTTATGGTCATGTATTTTTAATATTAGATAAGCCACCTGTTCAAACTAGAACTAGAGCAGAAGAATTAGAGGGAGATATAAGACCATACTTATCAATCGTTACTCCTGAGAATGTATTTGATTGGAACTACACAAGACAAACTAACGGAAAATATGCTTTAGACTATTTAAAGATTAGAGAAGAAGTAGATAAACAAGGTGGAACTTATTTTAAAATTTGGACACCAGAGAAAATAGAAATAGTATATATCGAAAGATTTGGAGACAATCCAAAAATACTAGATACTGCCGATAATCCGTTAGGCAAAATACCAGCAGTTATTTTATACAATTCTAAATCTCACAAAAGAGGAATTGGCTTATCGGACTTAACTGATATTGCTGATCTACAAAAAGCTATTTACAATGAATACTCTGAAATGGAACAACTAATCAGATTATCTAACCACCCATCATTAGTTAAAACACCAAGTGTAAATGCTAGTGCTGGTGCTGGTGCTATTATTGAAATGCCAGAAGAAATCGAGCCAAACTTAAAACCATATTTACTACAACCATCTGGACAGAACTTACAATCTATTATGGATTCAATTAATAACAAAGTTCAAGCTATAAATAGAATAGCACACACAGATGCAATTAGAACTACACAAAAACAAATCTCATCTGGTATTGCACTTCAAACAGAATTTGAATTACTTAATGCAAGACTATCTGAGAAAGCTGACAATCTAGAACTTGCTGAAGAACAATTATTTAAACTATATGCAGATTTCCAAGATACTACTTTTGATGGTGTTATTAATTATCCTGATAGTTTTAACATTAGAGATTACGCATCTGACTTACAGTTTTATCAAATGGCTAAAGCTATGAATATCCAATCGCCAACATTCAACAAAGAAGTTGATAAAGAAATTATTAAATCAGTTATTGAAGATGATGAAAAAATTACACAAGCAAATGAAGAAATAGACCAAC